CGCGAATATCATCCGCAATGTAAGCAGGATCGACACCATCTTCTAGATATTTGTCGATTGCTTCTTTGAGGTATCTGTACCTATTCCATTCTTTTGAGTATGGTTTATACATGATGTAGTAGTAGGATACGAAATTATTTAGCGGGTATACCGAACCCATTATAATGCAAATTATGCTATAGTGACACATAAATAATCGTGGATGCCTTCGGGGTCTACAAAACACAAACTCGCTTTTAAAGGAGCTACAATAATGACTGCATTAACGAAGTATAATGCTGCCAACATTAATCAATTGTTGGAGCGCATTACTAAGAATAGCATTGGTATGGACGATTATTTCGACCGTATCTTTAGTTTGCATGAAACGACATCTAACTACCCACCATATAATCTGGTAGAGGTGTCCCACGTAGAATCACGTTTGGAGATTGCACTTGCAGGATTTAAGAAAAAAGAAGTCTTGGTCTACACCCAAGATGGGAAACTCTTTGTCGAAGGACAGAAAGAAGATAAAGAAACGGGAACCGATTATATCCATAGAGGAGTGGCTCAACGATCTTTCACCAGAGCTTGGACCCTGGCAGAGGATACGGAAGTTAGATCAGTGGAATTTGAGGATGGGTTACTTCAGATAGTTCTCGGTAAAGTTGTTCCTGAAGCACATAAGCGAAAAGATTACCTATGACACGCAGGTTTTTAGATCATGTAGTCGTTGAAGAAACAAAAGAAGTGTGGTTTAGAGGTGACTACCCTACTTGCATGGGTATCCCCACATTCATGAAACAACATTATCCTGGATACACATCACACATCACTGACATAGAGTCTCTGAACAAATTGAGAGACTCTAAATAAAATAGTCTATCGTCGCCGCGATGGGAGGTCTGGCAAAAACCAGAGCAACCTCCCTTTTTACTTATTCCATATTAATTAGTCATGTCAATTCAAGTTGCTCGTTTGCGATCTGGTGAAGATGTAATCGCAGACATCAAAGAAATTAGAAACACAGTCAAAGATCCTGTTGCGTATCTGTTCCGTCAACCCCGTATCCTTACTCTGATCAAGGAGAGTGAGGCTATTTTGTTGTCGGAAAATACAGAACCATCAGGTGACCCCAACGCAGTCCGCGTTGCCTTTAGTTCTTACATGCCTCTATCAAAGGATACGGAGTCTCTGATTCCTTTTGATTGGGTTGTAACCATCGGTAACCCCTTGGATGAAGTTTTAACAATGTACGAGGAGAATCTCAATGGCACTACAACTGATCGTTCTTAAGAGCGAAACCCTGCTTGTTGCAGATGTAGAAGAAGTCGGCGCTGAAATCGGTGAACCTGATTGTAAGTTGACTAATGTTTTTGAAGTCGTAAATGACGAAGAACTAAAACAATGGCCTTTGTATACAGATCAGAGAATCTGTATGATGTCTTCAGATTCTATCTTGACATTGGTCAAACCTAGTGGTAGACTGGAAGAGACATACAATAGCCGTATTAAATGAGGTTCTATACCAACATCCAGATGGTCGGGAACCAGTTCTTGGTTCGTGGTTATGAAAAGGGTGAGAGGTTTGAGTACAGAGACCAGTCGGGTTGGAGACCAACTCTGTACGTTCCCTCAAAGAAAGAGTCGCGATATAAAACCCTTGAGGGCGATAATGTTGAACCGATTAAGCCCGGAACGGTAAGAGAATGTAGAGAGTTCATCAGCAAGTATGATGGTGTTGATGGATTCTCTGTGCATGGAAATGAGAAATTTATTTTTCAATACATCGCAGAGAAGTATCCTGAAGACGAGATCAAGTTTGACTTGAGCAAGATTCTTCTCTATACGATCGATATTGAGACCACATCAGAGAATGGCTTCCCCGATATTCAGTCTGCATCGGAAGAGATTCTGCTGATCACTATTCAAGATTACACAACGAAAGAGATCATTACCTGGGGTCAGGGTCCTTTCAAACTAAAAGAAGATAAAGTCCGATATATTCAGTTCAATAACGAGCGTGATCTGCTGTATGATTTCATTCATTGGTGGATGGATCATACTCCTGATGTGATCACTGGTTGGAACATCCAGATGTTCGATATCCCGTACATCGCTCGTAGACTTGATCGTGTCTTGGGTGAGAAACTTGCTCGCCGTCTCTCTCCCTGGGGATTGTTGAGTGAGCGAGAGATCTTTATCAAGGGTAGAAAGCAACTCACCTATGATGTGGGTGGTGTTTCTCAGTTGGATTACCTTGATTTGTATAAGAAGTTTACATACAAGGCACAAGAATCGTATCGCTTGGACTACATAGCCCAGGTAGAACTTGGACAGCAGAAATTAGATCACTCTGAGTTTGAAACATTTAAGGATTTCTACACCAAAGGGTGGCAAAAGTTCGTTGAATACAATATAATAGACGTGAAACTTGTTGACCGTCTGGAAGACAAGATGAAGTTGATTGAACTTTGTCTGACCATGGCTTATGACGCCAAGGTAAACTACAATGATGTGTTTTATCAAGTTCGCACTTGGGATGCGATCATCTACAATTACCTCAAAAAGAAAGATATCGTCATTCCTCCTAAAATACGAAACGAATCTAAAAGTGAAAAGTATGCAGGCGCATATGTTAAGGAACCGGTTCCTGGGTCTTATGATTGGGTGGTCAGTTTTGATCTTAATTCCCTGTACCCTCATCTTATCATGCAATATAACATCTCACCAGAAACCTTACAGGAATCACGCCATCCAAATGTTACTGTTGACAAAATCCTAGATCAAGATCTGACCTTTGAGATGTATAAGGATTATGCAGTCTGTGCTAACGGTGCTATGTACCGTAAGGACGTGCGTGGTTTCCTTCCAGAACTGATGGATAGCATGTACCAAGATCGTGTTATCTACAAGAAAAAGATGCTTGCTGCAAAGCAAGAGTATGAAAAAACTAAAAATCCAGAACTTGTGAAAGAGATCGCCCGCTGTAATAACATTCAGATGGCTAAGAAGATCTCACTCAACTCTGCTTATGGTGCCATTGGTAATGAGTATTTTAGATACTACAAACTTGCCAATGCAGAGGCAATCACTCTATCTGGTCAAGTCTCGATTCGCTGGATCGAGAACAAAATGAATGCACATTTGAACAAAATTCTTAAGACTGACGATGTTGACTACGTTATTGCCTCAGATACTGACAGTATCTATCTTAATATGGGTCCTCTTGTTGACCGTGTATACGAAGGGCGAGAGAAAACTCATGATGGCGTTGTTGCGTTCCTCGATAAGGTGTGTTCTATGGAACTGGAGCCGTTTATTGAAAGTTCTTATGAAACGCTGGCCGACTACGTGAATGCGTATGACCAGAAGATGCAGATGAAGCGAGAGAACATCGCTGATCGCGGAATCTGGACTGCCAAGAAACGCTATATCCTCAATGTCTGGAACAGTGAGGGTGTTGCTTATGCCGAACCCAAACTTAAAATCATGGGTATTGAGGCAATCAAATCATCAACTCCTGCACCTTGCCGCAAGATGTTGAGAGATGCATTCAAAATCATCATGACTGGCAAGGAAGAAGAGGTTCAGGAGTACATCAAAGACTGTAGAAAGACATTTAAGGCTTGTGATCCTGAAGAGGTTGCTTTCCCTCGTTCGGTCAGTGACATCACCAAGTATAAATCTTCTTCGGACATTTATATCAAAGGCACTCCTATTCACTGTAGAGGTGCTCTCCTATTCAATCACTACATAAGAGAGAAAAAACTAACGAATAAGTATTCTCTTATTCAAGATGGTGAGAAGATCAAGTTCTGCTATCTGAAAATTCCTAATCCGATGCATGAAAACGTAATCTCTTTCATCCAAGACTTTCCAAAAGAACTCGGCATGAATCAGTATATTGATTACGATCTTCAGTTCAATAAGTCGTTTATTGAGCCATTACGTGTTATAATGGACAGTATTGGTTGGAGCGTCGAAAAGACCAACACCTTAGAGGACTTCTTCTCATGAAACAGTATGCATCACTCCCAGCAGAAAAACGGGAGCAATTCAATCAGGCTCTCAACCTTTTTGTGGAGTCTGTCATTGAACCGGATTCCAAACTCAGATCAGAAGCATACCATGATGGGTGCTTAGATGAACTGATGGAAATCCGTGAACATGTGTTAGAATACCTTAAAACCTTGAGACTCAAATGAACTTTATTACTGAACTAGCTAAGGAGATCAAGAGTGAATACGCCCAAGTCGCGTCTGAAATCGATGATCGCGAAGAGTATACTGACAGTGGTTGTTATATTCTCAATGCTGTCCTTTCCGGTAGCATTCGTGGTGGCGTATCGTCTAACAAAATTACTGCCATTGCAGGTGAATCTTCCACTGGAAAGACTTTTTTCTCACTTGCGGTCGTT